AGCACACACCCCCAAGGCCTCCGTAAACACCTTGGCATACTCAGGTCCCCGGATACGCCCATTGGTGTACTCCGCATCCAACTGCGAACGCATAGCCCGCATGAGAGCGTCAAACACCCCAGTGCCATCTGGGGTACCCGTGGTCAACTCCTCAATTGCCGCTGACAACGTATCTGGCGTATCCAGGGAAACGAACATGTTGCTTACTCCTCAGTGGTGCCATTGGCCATGGCTTGCCGTTGGGCCAGGTCTTTCAGTTCCGCTTCCGTCAACGCCGGCAGCACTTCAATGGCGAATTCCTTGATGAGCTTGCCACGGCGCATCTTGCCACCACGGCCATCAGGGACAGTATGGAAAACCTGACACTGACGATCCAGCAACTGCTTGTAGATGATATTGGGTACGTGCCACGGCTCACCGTTGAAGGGCACATACTTGCGATGGGTACCAACAATGGCATTACCCACCGTGAAAATCTCTCCCTGCCATTCCCGCTTGTTCGGGTTCATGCAGGTGACGCGAATACGTACCAGGGCCGTTGCCTCTTGGATACGCCGTGCCCGATACTCAGACGGGCTCTCCTTACGGCTTTCTGCCCCTACAGGGTCCACAGGTACGTCCTCCCCATCAGAGGGGTCTTCTGCGCCCGTATCGGCAGCCATAGCTGCATTCACTTTCTCACGCAGCTTTTCCAGTTTGATTGAAGGGTGGAAAGGAATACCCATCAGTTGGGCACGTTGCTTCAACACGGTCAGTTCGTCGATCTCGGGGAGATCGCCATTTTGGTTCTGCATCACATTTTCTCCAGATAAAAAGAAGGGGGGCCTAAGCCCCCCTCCTAGAGTACGCCCACTGTTACATCAGGGCAACCGTCTTGATCAGGCCCAGACGCTCAGAGCGCAGGACCATGAAGCCGTAGTACCACTTGATGGACATGAAGCCGGTTTCGCCATACGGGTCAGTACGGTCAGCCGTTTCAATGCCGGGCTTCTTGTGGGTGATATCGAACTTCACACCCTTACCATCGGTTTGGAAACCAATGGTGGTGAAGCTGCCTTCGCCCACACACAGCATCGGGAACACATCGTAGCGGCCGTTGGTGGCGTAGCAGGTGGTGTTGGTACCGATAGCAGCACCCGCGCCAGCCCACTTCATCATTTCCGGCACAACCACAATGCGGAACTGGTCGATGGCACCGATTTCGCCATTCAGCACGGTAGTGCCGGCAGCATACTTCTCGATACCGACAAACGCCGGCTGGTTGTGCAGATCAACCATGGCACGCAGCACCGGGATCACTTCAGAACCCACATACAGGACACGGCCACCATTGATGGTCTTGGTGTCAGTCATGCGGGTACCGGTGATGACCGTGGTCTGTTTCGGGCAGCGGTTGTTGTCCAGGTCAATGGCCAGACGCAGCAGATCGCCGTAATCCACCAGATCACCAACTTCCATTTCGGAATTGGTGGTGGCGTTACCGGCATAGCGCACCACACCGGCAGAGGTCAGCAGGTCGATCTGCAGGGCATCTTCCGTCATCTCGGTGGCGCCATCCAGCATTTCACGGCGGATGTGCATTTCCAGTTCAGCGTCAGAATCAAAGTCCAGCGATTCCTGGGTGTACTCATCGAAGAAGCCAAACTTCTCGAAGGTACCTTCCAGTTGCAGGCGCTTGAAGCCGACACGGTTCACACGACCACCGGTCTCGGACAGGGCCGGCAGCTTGCCGTTGATGGTACCGATATCCTTGCTGGAGCCGTACAGGTTACCGGACAGCTGCTTGGCAGCCAGAGTAGCAGCAGTGGCACCAGCGACATTCAACAGGATGCCAGCAGCCAGCAGAGTGGTCTTCTGGGCAGAGGAGAAGACACCATACAGCTCAGCGCCAGTACCAGAGACCGACGGTGCCGGAGAAGCACCCTTGGCGGCAGCAACAGTGGCGGCAGTACCCAGGGTGATGGTCAGAGTGGCGTAACCACTACCGGCAGCACCAGAGTCATTGGCACCCACAGCAACAGCCAGACCAGAGGCTTCAATAGCAGTTTCCGCAGCAGACTTGCCAGCATTGGCAACCTGCAGCACCAGCGACGGGAACCAGACCTGATGGTAGCCGTTGTCGATGGTCACACCAGCAGCGTCGATGCCTTGGTCATTGATATTGC